CGCGCTCACCGAGAACGAGCGGCTGAAAAAGCGGCTCCAGTACCAGGAGGACAGGGACGGGTGGATCGGCACCCACAACCCCGACTGCTGGAGCTACGGCCCCCGGCACTACGAGTGCGCGCTGCGGCGCATCAAGGAGCTCGAACGTGCTGCGACTTGAGACGCGGCTGCTGGTGGACCTCGCCGGGTCACTGGCGGGGGACTACCCCCAGGGGGTCAAGTGCGAGACCCTGGCAACGCGGATGGCGATCCGGCACGACCACTGCGGCAAGATTCTGCATCTGGCGCGCAAGGCGGGCCTGATAGACATCTCGGGCAGCGGCGTGGCGGCGCGGTGGGGCACCCCGGCGATCGTCGCCGAGCTCAACACGGCGTACTGGACCCGCAACCGGCTGCGGGGCAAGAAGGCGCGCGAGGCCAAGGTGGCACGCGAGCAGGCCCGGCTCGACGCGGCAGAGCTGGCGCCCAGGCGCAAGGCCCCGTTGTTCACGGTACGCGCGCCCAACAGCGTCTGGCAGCTCGGTGAGTTCATGGACCTGCCACCGATCGAAATCCAACGCAAAAAGAAGTTGCACAGGGCTCAAACTTCAAGTTAGAATCTCTACTTCAGCAACCGGAGAGCAGCATGTACAGAGAAGACGTCGAACCCGCAACCCGCAAGGCCCTGGACGACTTTTTGGCGGAAGCCTGGGAATTCCGGGACGAGCTCGTAAACGAGGAATTGACGGTCGTACGCCGCGATGAGATCGCCGCGACCATCTCCAAGGCGGTGATCCCGCTGACAAAAGTCGTGGTCGTTGAGTGCCTGCAAGTCATCGCCGGCGTCACCCTGCCCGACACCGAGGAGTTCGAGGACGAGCTCTACACCGTTTTGTACGACTACTTTCTGGAGTGAACATGGAACGCACCCACACCGAGAACGAGCTCGCCGCCTACGTGGCAGGCAACACCCTGGCAACGGGCCTGCACGCCGCCCTGGCGGACCAGGAAGCCGAGCTCGACCGCATGCGCTACCTGCTCAAGGAGGCGGTAGACACGCTGCGCTACATCAGCGCCCACCGCAAGCACGCGGAAACGCTTGTCGACCTTGCCGAGACGCTCGAAGGCGTCGCTGACGTGTGGCTGTTCGACCACGCGGTCGAGGCCGACAACCTGACCGGGGCGTAAAAATAATTGAAGAAAAAGCCCCACGGGGCTCAAACTTGAAGTTAGAATCTCTACATCAGCAACGCAACGGAGATCGACATGACCCAACTCTTCACCCGCACCGGCACCGCCCGCACCGCCAACTGTGTTGGCGGCTACAGCTACACGTCGAAGTGCACCCGTTGCGGTGGCGCTGGTGGCCGCCGCGAGTGGAACCACTCCGGCTACGTCTGCTTCCTGTGCGGCGGCTCCGGGGTTGGCAAGGTCAAGATCGACAAGCTCTACACGGTCGAGCAGAACGCCAAGCTCGACGCCACCGCAGTCAAGCGCGCGGAGGCATCGACCGCCAAGGCCAACGCCATCCACGCTGCCCGCGAGGCCGAGCTGGTCGCCCAGCGCGCAGCCTTCGTGGCTGACAACGCCGAGTTCGTTGCCAAGCTCCAGGGCCTGGACGGCGACTTCTGGGGCGGCTTCCGCGAGTCCTTCCTGGCCCGCGCCAAGGCCCCCACAGAGCGCCAGATCGCCCTGGTCGATGCCGAGGTCGCCAAGCGTGCCAAGGCCCCCAGCGCGCACGTCGGCGCGATCGGCGACAAGGTCACCCTGACCCTGACCTGCGAGCGCGAAGTCCGCCTGGAGTCCCAGTTTGGCACGAGCTGGATGAGCATCTGCCGCGACGCAGCCGGCAACGTGGTCATCTACAAGGGCAACGCCCAGTTCCTGGGCCTGAACGAGACCGGCGAGGTCAAGGCCACCATCAAGGACCACGCGGTCTACAACGGCGTGGCGCAGACCATGATCATGCGCCCCAAGGTCACGCAAACAACGTAAAAAATTTACCTGGAGCCTCAAACTCCGGGTTACAATCTCTACTTCAGCAAAGGAGATCGACATGGCTTACCGTCAAATGCACCTCAACAAAGCCGGCAGCGGAATGGCTGCCAAGACCGCCTGCGGGCGCAACATCCTGCGCGCGCCGGTCTCGTGCGGCTGGGCCGGCTTCAAATTGACCCCGGAGGACCAGCAGTGCGAGAAGTGCGCGGCCAGCAAGCAGGCCGAGCTGAATGCTCGCCGCGACGCTGACCTCTGGATTCCGGAGAGCCCGGACGCCTGGATGGTGGCCGACGACGCATTGATCGCAGCAAGGAGAGCAGCATGACCCAAAACGAGTTCAACGCCCTGGTCAGCCAGGACATCCAGGCCCGCGTGGCCGCCGCCCAGGCCCGCTACGAGGCCGATCTGGCCGACGAGGAGTACTTCGAGGCCGGCATGACGCCCGGCGAGCAGGCGTACTGGGACGCAGTCGAGGGGGCAGCGCAATGATGGTCCTCTCGCCCGCCTACGGGCGTGACTACGCGAACAAGGCGGCGGTCCGGGCCGACTGGGAGGCCGACAAGGACTTCATCGTCGCAAGCTACAGCATCTGGACCGGCAAGCCGGTTAATCGCGCGCAGCTCGTCGAGGCGTCGGCCTGGGCCAGCAAGGCCATGCCCGAGCAGCCGCAGCGCGTCAGCATCCGCTACGCGCGACTGCGCAGGACCCTGGTCATCGACATAATTCCGAGATGACTGACGCCAAACGCATCGCCAAGCTGGAGGCCCAGGTTGAGGCGCTACGCGCCCGCCTGGACGCCCGCACGACGCAGCTCACGCTCGTGCTGCTGCAGATCTCGGACATGACAGGGCAGCTCAAGGGGCCATTGCCCGAGGGCTACGAGCCCCATGAACTGCCGGCGGACTACACCGGCAAGCTCTGGATTGAAGGCCAGCTCCGGCAACGTTTGCAAGGGGTGCTTGACGCGATGTAAACTCGCGCGCATGGCTACAAAAGGACGCCCCAAGGGCATAAGCAATTTTCCGAACAAGGCCGAGCTCAAGCTCGACGTTGCGGCCTGGATTGCGTCGAGCAAGCCGCTGGCGCAATGGTGCGCTCTGCCGGGGCACCCAAGTGCAGTTGCAATTTCCGATTGGCAGCGCGAAGACCCAGACTTCGCTTTGGCGTACGCGCGCGCCCGGGATACCGGATACGAGATCATCGCGCAAGATTGCATGCGGCTGATCGATACTCAACCGCTGGAGGTCCACGACGACCTGGGCAATAAGCGGTACGACCCGGGCAGTATCTCGTGGCGCAAGAATCAGACGGACGTCCGCCTGCGCCTGCTCGCTTGCTGGGACCCCAAGAAGTACGGTTCGCGTCAGAATGTGACGGTGGACGACTCGAAGGTCGAGCATACGGTGAGCTTCGACATATTCGGCGAGCTGCTGAAGAACATGGCGCTCAAGCGCCAAACCGAGGAATAATGGATGGATCCCCAGCACCTGATCGACATCGGCCTGGGGACTATCTCCGCCGTCACCGGGTGGTTTGCCCGCGAGCTATGGTCGGCGGTCAAAGAGCTCAAGGCCGACCTTGCCAAGTTGTCGGTGGAGCTGCCCAAGACTTACGTGACGCGCGACGACTACCGCTCCGACCTGAAAGAGATCAAGGAAATGCTCGGCAAGATCTTCGACCGGCTCGACGGAAAGGCCGACAAGTGACACTTACCGAACAACTCCGGCGCGACGAGGGCACCGAGTCCTGCGCCTACCAGGATTCGCTCGGGTACTGGACGATCGGCGTCGGGCGCCTGATCGACGCGCGCAAGGGCGGCGGCCTGTCGAACGAAGAGATCGACTACCTGCTCGACAACGACATCAAGGCCAAGACCCGCGAGGTACTGTTGGCGCTGCCGTGGGCTGCGAGGCTCTCAGAGCCCCGTAGAGCCGTTTTGGTGAACATGGCCTTCCAGATGGGCACCAAGGGCCTGCTGGCCTTCCACAGGACCCTGGGCAGCGTTGAGGACGGCCAGTACGGCGATGCTGCGGTGGAGATGCTCAACAGCACCTGGGCGAAGCAGACGCCCGCCAGGGCGATGCGGCTCGCGACGCAGATGGAGACCGACAAGTGGCAGTAGATCCGCTGACCGCCGGCATCGAGCTCGCCACCGCGGCGATCGGCAAGATCTGGCCCGACAAGTCGGCAGCCGAGGCGGCGCAGCTCGCCGCGGCGGTGGCGATCGTCCAGGGCCAGCTCGACACCAACAAAGCCGAGGCGGCCAGCCCCAGCGCGTTCACCAGCGGCTGGCGCCCGGCGATCGGCTGGGTCTGCGCTGCGGCGCTGGCCGGCCAGTACGTCGCGCGGCCCCTGCTGCAGTGGGCCGGCATCGTGACCGGGCACGCATGGCCGGCGCTGCCGGGCATCGACGGAAATCTCTGGGAGCTCATGCTCGGCATGCTCGGCCTGGGCGGCCTGCGCACGTTCGAGAAGACCAAAGGCGTCGCGTAATGCTGGAGCTGCTCGAAGACCCGGCGGTCCTCAAGCAGTACTCGCAACTCCCCGCGGCGCAGCGGGCGGCGTTCGACTGGCGCGCGCGCTGGCTCATGAAAGCGCACAAGCACCAGATCGAGCCGCCGGGGGACTGGTGGAGCATCTGGCTGATGTGCGCGGGGCGCGGCGCCGGCAAGACCCGGGCAGCCGCCGAGACACTGGGCTGGTGGGCCTGGGAGCAACCCAACACCCGCTGGCTGGTGTCGGCGCCCACCAGCTCCGACCTGCGCAGCACCTGCTACGAGGGCGACAGCGGCTTGCTGGCGGTCATCCCGCCGGTGCTGGTGGCGAAGTACAACAGCACGCTGCACGAGCTCACGCTGACCAACGGCACGCTGATCAAGGGCATACCGGCATCGGAGCCCGAGCGGTTCCGGGGTCCGCAGTTCCACGGCGGCTGGCTCGACGAGCTCGCGGCCTGGGAGTACCTGCAGGAGTCCTGGGACATGATCCAGTTCGGCATCCGCCTGGGCACCCACACCAAGCTGATCGCGTCGACCACGCCCAAGCCCAAGGACGTGGTGATGGCGCTGATCGACCGAGACGGCGACGACGTGGCGGTCACGCGCGCGTCGACCTACGCCAACATCAAGAACCTCGCGCCATCGTTCCAGAAGCAGATCCTGCAGTACGAGGGCACGAAGCTGGGCCGTCAGGAGATCCACGCCGAGATCATCGACCCGGAAGAGGGCGGCATCGTCAAGCGGGACTGGTTCAAGCTCTGGCCGGCGGCCAAGCCCCTGCCCAAGTTCGAGTTCGTGCTGCAGAGCCTGGACTGCGCGACGAGCGAGAAGACGATCAACGACCCGACGGCGCACATCACGATCGGGATCTTCAAGCCCGAGGACGGCAGCATGTGCGCGCTGGTGGTCGACTGCTGGCAGGAGCACTTGCAGTACCCGGACCTGCGCCCCAAGGTGCTCGACGAGTACGAGACGGTGTACGGTGAGGGCAAGAACAAGAAGCGCGTCGACCTGCTGCTGGTGGAGGACAAGAGCGCCGGCATCAGCTTGATCCAGGACCTGCAGCGCGCCGGCGTGCCCGTGCAAGCCTACAATCCGGGCCGGGCCGACAAGATCCAGCGCCTGTCGATCGTGTCGAACATCATTAAGGCCGGGCGTGTCTGGGTGCCCGAGAGCAGCAACAAGCGCGGGTTCGTGCGTGACTGGGCCGAGGGCATGATCAGCCAGATCTGCAGCTTTCCCGAGGGCACGGCGCACGACGACTTCGTGGACGCAATGAGCCAGGGCCTGCGCTACCTGCGCGACGCCGGCTGGCTGACGATCGACTACCCCAAGGACTGGCTGGACGAGGACGACTACGCGGACGCCGACAAGACGAGCAACAAGCGGCGGGGCAACCCGTACGACCAGTGAGGTCAACACCATGAAGGATTCACGCTATGCCACAAGCCAAGAAGGCCCTTTCTACCGCGTCCGCCCGCGAGCTGTTGAAGGCACTGGAGCGCGACTACAAAGCCTACGAGAAGAAGGTGGGGCGGATCCCGACAATGCACGCGGATCTGCACAACGCGCAGCTCCGAAACCACTTTCGGGCGAAGAGATCCGAGAGCTGATTCGCAGCAAGAACAACGTCGCGCATGAGGCGGCGGATCAGTACAGCCGGCAGTTCCTGGGCAAACCCTACGCGCCGATGCCCAACACCGAGAGCTCGCTGCAGAAGCAGGGGCCGATCGGGCGCATTCAAACGCTAGCGAATTCCGAGGACCCGGCCTACAAGGAGGCGGTGTTCGAGGCATACCGGCGCAAGATGCCCGAGGTGGTGGGTGATGCTCGGGACTACGACGACCTGCTCACGAGGGCGTACGAGCAACTTAAGCACGAGACCAAACTGCAGTTTAACTCGTTGCCGGTGAACATGAGCTTCCACCGGGCAGGCGAGGGCGATTACCGCACCAGCAAGGAGATGCTGCACGACGTGCACAACAACCGCCACCTGTCGGTGTTCCAGGGCGGCGACCCGCACGACAAGATGTCGGAAGTGGATCCCGAGACGGGGCTCACCAGCACCGAGTTGTTTCGGGCAGTGCACGACTTCTACGGGCACGCGGTGCACGGGTACGAGTTTGGCCCCAAGGGCGAAGAGGGCGCCTGGGCGGCGCATTCGGCCATGTACAGCCCGCTGGCAAACATGGCAATGACCCCAGAGACCCGGGGCGCGAATAGCGTGGTGAACTACAGCCCGCTCAACGCCGAGTTTAAGCAAGGCGTGCGCAAGGCCACCGAGGCCGCGCACGAGGCCATGCGGCGAGGGCACCACGAGGAGGCCGAGAAGTTCCTGGCGCACAAGCGCGAGCTGCTGGGCGGGTTTCAGTACGCGCCCAACAAGGCGTCCTTGCTGCCGCCAGAGTTCTTGAGGGGGGACTACAAGGGCGGCGTGCCGGCGTACCTGCGCGAGATCATCAAGCCGGCCCACGGGGTTGAAGCCGAGCTGACGCACTTCAGCCCTGACCCGGCGCTGACCCAGACAGACCCGACGCGGTACGGCACCGGCATCAAGGGCGCGGATGCTTCACGGTTGGAAAACCCTGCGGCGCAACGCGATCGGACGTACTTCTACGCGGGCAGGCCGGAGCGTGGTGAGATGGGCCTGGGCGCCAATCGGTATCGCGCCACGGTACCGAACCTGTACGACGTGGCGGCGGACCCCGAGAAACTGCACCGGCTGGCGATCGAGCACAACGTCAACCCGGTGACCGCCAAGTACAACCCAGGCGTGGCCTACCCGCAGGAAGCCTTCACCGATCTTGAACGACTGGCGCACGAGTACGGGTACAGCGGCGTGCTCAATAAAAACTTGGGCATGCCGACAGCGGCGGTGTTCAAGCCCACAGAAGTGACCCGGTACGCGCAAGGCGGACTGGCGCAAATCAAGCGGTAGGACACCACCATGGCTAAGGCACCCAGCGTCGGGCAGATGAGCGCAGAGATGCGCGAGAAGGGCCGGCAGGCGTTCCTAAAGCCCAGCAAGGTCAAGGACGTGCTGTACCACGGGTCGCTCAACGACATCCCCGAGTTCAAGCCGGGCGCCAAGGGCCTGCTCGGCCCGGGCGTGTACCTGACGCCGCACCCAGGTAAGGCGGGCGCGTACGCAAACTTTCAGGGCAGGATCAAGGGCGACGCCACCGGCACCAACGTTATGCCGGTGCACGCCCAGATCAAGAACCCGTACTACTTCGACCGCGACCCGCTGGTGCCGATGACGAGCGAGCACGTCGAGAGACTGAAGGCGCTCGGGCATGACGCGGCGATATTGCGGGATACGGAAGGCAACATCAATCAGGTGAACGTGTTCCACCCGCACCAGATCAAGTCGGCAATCGGCAACCGTGGCACGTACGACACGACGAACCCAGACATCACCAAGGCCCAAGGAGGCG